CATGACCTTAGATATGAACCAAGTGTGTTACCAATACACTATCTCGCTACATGGTCGGAATGACAGGAGCTCTACCAAACTGAGCTACATTCCGAAAAAACAAATGGTGTGACTGCGGAGAATCGAACTCCGATAATTAGAACCACAATCTAATGTTCTACCATTGAACTACAATCACCACAATATCAAAATGGTGGGAGGTGATGGAGTTGCACCACCCGAGGTTTCCCGACTGGTTTACAGCCAGTTCTGCTACTACTTACAGAATAACCTCCCACATGGAGCCAGCAAGAGGACTTGAACCCCCAACCACCTGATTACAAATCAGATGCTCTACCATTGAGCTATGCTGGCAAAATCTATTATCAAATTTCAATGATCACATTCACTATAATATTTATTTTTGAACAAAAATCAAGTTTTTCTTAAAATAAATAATTTAGTCATGGAATTTGAGGGAAAGTCTTTTGTTTTGAAATAAAATAGATAACATAATAAATGAATATAGTTTGAAGAGGAGAAATGTATGTATTCTGAAAATGAAGTGAAATCAGCAACACTTGAGTATTTCAATGGTGACACACTTGCAACTGATGTCTGGATGAAGAAGTATGCTCTGAAGAATAAGAATGATGAATATCTTGAGAAGACTCCTGATGACATGCATAGAAGACTTGCATCAGAGTTTCATAGAATTGAATCAAAATATCCTTTTCCACTGACTGAGGAAGAAATATTCCTGGCATTGAAAGATTTCAAATATATTGTGCCACAAGGTTCACCAATGTCAGGAATTGGAAACATCTATTCAAAACAAAGTCTGTCAAATTGTGTTGTTGTTGCTTCACCAGAGGACAATATGTCATCTATTTTTGACAAAGGAAAGGAACTTGCTAATCTCTTCAAGAATAGGTGTGGTGTCGGGATGGACATGTCAAAACTCAGACCAGAAGGAACACCTGTCAACAACTCAGCAAAAAAATCAACTGGTGCTTGGAGTTTCTGTGACCTCTATTCAAATATCACAAGAATGATTGGTCAGAATAATAGAAGAGGTGCATTGATGTTGACTATGGACATCAGACATCCTGATATCTTCAAGTTTGTGACAATGAAACATGATTTGACAAAAGTGACAGGTGCAAACATCTCTGTCAAGATTTCTGATGAGTTCATGAATGCTGTCAAAGAGGACAAAAACTTCATCCTGAGATTTCCTGTGACAATCCCATCAAATGAAAAAATGGATATGGAATACAATGTCAGATATAATTTTGATGATGGAATGAGAATTAAAATCAAAGCAAAAGAACTTTGGAAAGTCATCACCGAATCAGCAACACAGACAGCGGAGCCAGGAATTCTCATGTGGGATAATATTTTGAGAAGACTTCCAGCTGAATCTTATAATGATTTCAAGACCATATGTACCAATCCTTGCATAATAGGAGAAACAAATATTGCAGTTGCTGATGGAAGAAATGTTGTGACTATAAAAGAGTTGGTTGATGAAGGAAAAGATGTTCCAGTTTATTCAACAAATATAGAAACTGGAAAAGTTGAAATAAAGATGGGAAGAAACCCAAGAAAGACTGGTGAAAAAGTTGAAGTTTGGAAATTAAAATTAGATGATGATTCTGAACTCATTGCAACACCAAATCATAAAATTCTTTTGAAGAGTCTTAAATACAAAGAACTGAAAGATTTGAAAGAAGGTGATTCAATATTTCCTTTTTATAGTTTTGAATCAAATAGATACAGACAGATATCTTTTTCTGGAAACAAAACAACCATTTCTGTTGAATTTTTTGGTTTTGAAGATGTCTATAATATAACTGTAGATGACAATCATAATTATCATGTTTTGACAAAAGTTGAAGATGATAAAGGAATTGTTTCATCAGGAATATGTGTTAAGAATTGTGGAGAAATACCCTTATCTGCCAATGATTCCTGTAGATTGATTTCAGTCAATCTCTCAAACTTCATAGAAAATGAGTTCACTGACAAATCATATTTTGATTTTGAGAAATTCAAATCAGTTGTTTCAGTTGCAATGAGATTGAGTGATGATTTGATTGACCTTGAACTTGAGAAACTTGATAAGATATACAACACAGTTGATGATGAGTCTGAGAAAATAATTTGGAAGAGGATGATTGATTCAGCAACAAACGGAAGAAGAACAGGTCTTGGAACTCATGGACTTGCAGATGCACTGACAAAACTTCAGCTCTCCTATGGTTCACCTGATTCCCTGATTTTCATTGACAAGCTCTATTCAACATTCAAAAACACAACATATGACACATCAGTTGAACTGTCAAATGAAAGAGGAAGTTTTCCAGCATATGACAAAAAGATAGACTATTGTGAATTCTTTGATGACCTTGAAAGTGATGTTATAGAAAGAATGAAGAAATATGGAAGAAGAAATATCTCAATTTTGACAAATGCTCCAACTGGTTCTGTTTCTATTCTTTCACAAACATCATCAGGAATTGAACCAGTGTTCAGAAACTTCTATGAGAGAAGAAGAAAATTGACAACTGATGACAAAGTGGAAGCTGATTTCACTGATGCAAATGGTGACAAATTTCAGCAGTACAAAGTCTATCATCACAATGTCAAAAGATTCATAGAGAAACATGGTGAAGCTCTACCAAGCTATTTTGTTGAATCACAGGATTTAGATTGGAAGAAAAGAGTTGCAGTTCAATCAATCATTCAGAAACACATTGACCATTCAATCTCATCAACAATCAATCTTCCAAAAGGAACAACATCTGACACAGTAGAACAAATCTACATGACTGGCTGGGAAGAAGGATTAAAAGGAATCACTGTCTATGTAGATGGTTCAAGAGACGGAGTTCTCATCACTGAAAAGAAAGACAAATTTCTTGAGAGAGAATACACAAAAAGACCCGATGTTCTTGACTGTGACATTCATCACAAGATTGTTGATGGTGAGAGATATATTGTCATGATAGGACTTCTTGATGGAAGACCATATGAGGTGTTTGCAGGCAAAGAAGAGAAGATTCAGATTCCAAGAAAATATGAGAGGGGAAAAATAATCAAACGGGAATATAAGACAAGACCAAATGAATATGATTTGTCAATTGATGATGGACTTGTCAAAGACATTGTGACAACATTCAACAATCCAGACAACAGTTCACTTGGAAGAATGATTTCACTTTCACTGAGATATGGTTCAAAGATTCCTCATGTTGTTGAACAGTTGTTGCAGACTTCAGAGGATTCATCTATGACATGTTTCTCAAAGGTTCTTGCAAGAGTGCTGAAACAATATATTCCAGATGGCACAAAAGCTGAGAAAGGAGTTTGTCCAGAATGTGGTCAAAATTCATTAATTTATAAAGAGGGGTGTGTTCAATGTTCACACTGTGCATGGTCAAAATGTTCATAAATAAATAATATGGATAGTAATTCATTGGAGGAAAAAGATGAAGAAAGAAGAAATTAAAAGTCGGATTGATGAGTTGTCAGAAAAAATTGAGAAAAAGGAACTCAAAGGATTTGCAGTGAAAAAAGCAAAAGATGAAATTGAAAATCTTGAGATTGAACTTTCAGAACTTGAAGAAGCAGAAATAACTGATGATGAATATGCTGGTGGTGATGTTCCTGAAGAAAGTGATGAACCATATGTTGGTCTTTCTGACCACGACAAAGATGATGTTGATTTTGGAACAATGACATTCACAAAGAAAGAATATCTTGAAGAAGTCAATGAACCAGAAGAAGTTGAAGAAAAATCTTATGAAATTAAAGAAGTGAAAAAAGAAAGAACTGAAGACATTCTCGAAGGATTCAAAAACAAAATTGAAAAATTTAAAAATGAAACAGTTGAAGTGAAACAAGAACCAAAGAAAGTTGTGAAAGTTGAGCCAAAGAAAGTTGAAGAACTTCCTGATGTAGAAGTTGCACCAGCTGGAAAGAAAAAATATAAATTTGTTTATCACACACCAAATGGTGAGTTGATGGCTCTTCATTTCAGAAAAGGAAAGAGAGAACTTGTTAGATATGGAAAATTGTTGTGGTTGACTGATGATGAATATTCATGTTTTCCACAATGGTTCAAACCAGTGAAATAAAGGAGAATAAAATGAAAACAAAGTATGTGTTGAAAGAAGGTAAAATGGTGAAGGTCAATGAAGGTCTTGATAAATCAGTTAAAAAAGAATTCAATTTGTTACTCCTGAGAAATTATCAAGATGTTACTCCAAGTGACTTTGTCGAAACAATTTTAGAAACAATAATAGAATTTTCACCAAAATCAAAAGGTTCTGATGGTGTTGATTATACTGGTGCTTGGTCAACTGGAGTTATATCTGCATTTGAAAGATTATTGAAATCAAAAAATTGGGTTGTTAAATAAAAATTATTTTAAGGAGATTGAAATGGAAATGATTTCAAAAATGGACATTCAGTACATTGAAAGTAAAATGACATCAACAAATGATTTGAGCAAACTGACAAGATTAGCAATAATGCTTAAAAATGAACTGTTGTTTGAGTCAATTAGAAAAGGTGTGTAATTAAATTATTCAGAGGGTGATTTTTGAATAAGATTGTAAAGATTTTTCCAGCTAACTCAACATTCTTTAGATTTCAAATAACTGATTCAGAAATCTATAATAAAATTGTTGATAGATTTTCATACGAACTACCTGTATTTCTACAGACAAAATATTCCACAAAGAAGTTGACAATCATCAAAGCAAACTGTCTGCTCTATGTTGGTCTGATAAATGATTTCATTGAGTTTCTTGAACAGAATGAGATAGAATATAGGTTGGAAGGAAAAATCATTGAGAAGGAAAGAATAGAGGATGAAACACTACAAAGATTCATAACCAAACTGAATCTTTTCCTTGAACTCTACCCACATCAGTTTCAAGCAGTCAAATCTGTCATAGAAAACAAAAGAAGAACAGTTCTCTCACCAACCTCTTCAGGAAAGTCGCTCATCATTGCAATTCTTTTTGGATTTTTCCTTGCAATGAGAAAAGACCCAAAGAAGAAACTTCTTCTTGTTGTTCCAAACAAACTGCTTGTCAATCAGATGTATTCTGATATGATGCTCTACTTTCAGAAATCACCCTTTGACATCAAGAACTTCATTCAGCCAATTCACTCTGAAATCAAAAACAGAGACATGACAAAACCAATCATCATCACAACATGGCAATCACAGAAAGGAACAAATTTCAAGTTCACTGATTGTTTCAATGAGAGCTTCATGGAAAATGTTGAGATGATTGTTTATGATGAAGTTCACTTCTCAACAGCAACAGAATCAAAACAAGTCATTGAATCAGCAATCAATGCAAAATATAAAGTTGGATTGACTGGAACTCTTTATGATGACAATGAATATAAGAACACAGTAATTCAAGGAATGTTTGGTGAGATTGTTTCATTCATCACGACAAGAGAAATGATTGACATGGGAATCGCATCTGATATTGACATTCATCAGATCAGATTGAAACACAACTACACACTGCCAGAAGGTTCGGGATATAATGACGAACTTGAATATGTCAGAGGAAGTCAGAAGTATCTTGATTATGTTGTCAATTTTGTTGGAAAGAATTGTTCAGGTGGAAACACATTGATTCTTCATAGAAGTATTCAGTTTGGAAAAGACATTGTTAATACAATTAAAAGACTCTATCCAAAAAAAGTTGTCTATATCATCAATGGAAGTGTTCCTGCAATTGAAAGAGAGAAGATAAGAAAGAAGTTAAATAATGAAAGTGGTGTCATAGTTGTTGCAACATTCTACACAGTTGGAACGGGTGTTTCAATCAACAATCTTCACTTTGGTGTTTTTGTTGAAGGCATGAAATCAAACATCAGAGTCATTCAGGCAATTGGAAGGATGTTGAGAAAGTTTGAAAGTAAAAGCAAAGCAGTGCTTTTTGATTTTGTTCCATGTCTGAGAATTGACATGGCAAAGGGAAGTCGCAAGGGAACACTAATAGACCATGCTGACAGAAGAGTGGTTCATTATGAGAATGAACAACATTTTTTTAAAATTCATGAGTTTGACTTTGATTTTTAAAATAAAATAGATAATATTGAATTTGTTGATAGGAGGAAGTGATGATTGATTATGAAACTGGCTCACTTATTGAAGATGATGACGAAGACCTTGATGAACTTGATTTTGTTACTTTTCATGATTTGTTATGCATGAGAGGAAATGAAGTTGGATATTATCAGGCACTTCATGAATTTGATGAAAAAGGATATCTCACAGAAGAGAGATTATACAAGTTGAAGGATACTTTATTTTCTGACACACTCTACAAAGAACTTGAAAAGAAGAATGTTTTCAAAAAGATAGATGTGTCTAAAATTTTTGAACAGGAGGGAAGAGATGAGTAACAACATGGATTTAGACCTTTTTTTGAACCCAGAGAAACAAGCAGAAGTTCTGAAGTCAGTTCAGAGCAAGGAGAAAAAGGGTTATGATGCAGACCCAACAATTTACAAACCAACATTCAAGGATGGAAGACCAAATGTTATTACAGGATTTTTTCTTCCTAATCCTCATTCTTTCACAGACAAATTTGGTGTGAAGAGATATATGCATATTGCTTCCACTTGGAAACATTGGTATAAAGAAGGAACTGAGAACATCATGGTCAACTGTCCATCAAGAATGGAACAGGAAGTTTATGGTCAGTGGGGCAAATGTCCTCTTTGTGATTTTGTCAATGACAAATGGCCATATGTAAGAACAAAAGAAACTGGTGTCAATGACAACTTCAATATGAGAAAAGCAAAAGGTGAACACATCATCAATTTCTATATTGAGAATGATGCATTATTTCCTGAGAAGAATGGAACGGTTGTCAAACTTGTTCTTGCAAGTGATGTTCTGACACAGCTCAGAGGAAAACTTGATGGTCAGAAAGATGCTACATCTGGGAAGTATTTGATTCAACCAGAAAATGTTTTTGCATTTCCAAATGTCAGAAGATATAACATCATAGTTGAACAGAGCAAACAGAATTCAACTTGGAGAAACTTTGAGAAATCAAATTTTGGTGACAAAGTTCTTTTCATGGATGGTGACACCGACAAAATCAAAGCCATTCTTGCAAAATGTTTTGACCTCTATAATGACATAGTGAAACCATTTGTTGAGGAAATTCCATCAACGGAAGCAATCAAAGCACTTCTTCAGTCAATTTATGGTGAAGACTATTCTTCAACTAAAGAAGATGATGAAGTTGTTGATGACACCCCTCAGATGAAAACTGAAACAGTTGAGACAAAGAAAGAAGAAGTGAAAGTTGAGACAAAGAAAGTTGAAGTCAAAGATGATAAGGAAACAGAAGCTGTCATTGATGACATTCCTGAGTTCAATTTTGACCCAGATGCATATAACAATTAGGAGAGAACAATGAGGGATTTTTTAAAGATTGCAAAGAATTTGATTGATTCTATGAAGAGAAAGAAATCAGAGAGAAAGATGAAGGATGTGGCAAACACTGTCAAGAGGATTGCAAAGAAGATGAATTCAAAACAATTGCAAGGTGTCATGTCAAAAATCAATCCTGCTGGTTCAAAGATGAAGAGAAGATTGAAAAGAAGAGCTGAAGGAAAATGTGGTGCGTTAAAAATTTATTGTTAGGAGGGTGTGATGAAATTTAATCTTGGTGACATAGTTGTCACAGAAAAAGGAAATGTTGTTGTTATTCAGGGATTTAATATTCATTCTTTCAATGGAAAGACTGTTATCAAATATATCACATCAGGTGGTGGCTTTGAAGAGTCAACATTGAAGAAATATGTTGAGAAGAAAGAAAGTGATTCATATTCATTTTCAAGAGCACTGAGATTCTTGAAGGATGGAAAGAAAGTTCAGAGGAAAGGTTGGCATGACACTTTTCTGATGATAGTGTTTGCAGATGATGTTGTCTACACAAAAGAGTTTGTTGATAGACTCAATTGTGACTGTGAGAACAGTTGGTATATTACAATAAAGACACATGATGGAGTTCTGGTTCCTTGGCAACCAAATTCTTCATCACTGTTGGCAAATGATTGGATTATTTATGAGGGAGAAAAGAAATGACATCAGAAAAGAAAAAACTTGATTTGAGCATCTTTGACACACTGAAAATGTTTGCAGGAGCAGACAAAAGACTTCACAAGGTGTGGATTGAAAAAGATAAGATAATTCTCAATGACCCAAAAATTCGTTCTCTTATGTACACACCAGAAGCTCCAATCTTCAATTCTGATTTTGGTATTTCTGATTTGGTGAAGTTCTCATCCATGATTTCTCTTTTTGATGACCTCGAAATTGAAATTGACATTCCAAACATTGTGATGAGAAATTCAAGCAACTCTCAGATGATGGTTTTCAGAACATCAACAAAGCCAGCATTTGAACCAATCATAGAGAGCAACACAAAAGCAAAAGGAATTCATGACATTTCCTACAAACTTGAAGAGGAAGGAAAACATCTTGAGTTTGAACTCAATCATGAGATAGTTTCAAAGATTGGAAAAGCATCTTCAATTCTTTCATCTGGTTCAGCTGTCAAATCAATTTTCAGGATTGAGAAAGATGCTGACTGTGATGACATCAAAATCATTGTGACAAACGAAGCAACAGAGAATGTTTTCACTCAGACAGTGAAATCAAGCAACATTGGAAAGATTGGAAAGTTTTCACACTCTTTCAATTCAGACTTCATTCTTCCTGGAAACTGGAAAGTGAATGTCTTTGATGAAGTATTGAACATTGGTGGAAGAGAAGTTCCTACCGTCTGGTGTCACATGGTTGACAAAGAGAATGGTCTGTCACTGATAATTGTTTACAGAAATGAGGGATAAATGATTAAACTATCATATAAAACTGATGGTGAAACATATTTACATATCTTGGCAGAGATAGACATAGCAAAGCTGGGGAGAAACACTCTCCCCAGCACAATTGATGTCACTGACAAATGGGGTGAAGTCTGGCAATGTAACTTCTGCCCATATCAAGAGAACAATATTTTCATTCATTCAAAGATTTTAGACTTGGGTCACTTGAACAAAGATAGAATTGAAATCAATCTTGACTCAGGTCACAACATGTTCAAGATGTACTGGGCATTGGTTAGTGTTGCTGAATATCTTAATAAACTTGTAGAGGGAAAATGAGTGAACACCTGAAAGATTATTTGTATGAAGAAAAATATCATCCATCAAAACTTGATGAGGTGATTCTTCCAAATAGAATAAGAAGCATGCTGAAGGGAATAATTGAGAGTGGAAATATTCCTGGATTTCTTTTCTCTGGTTCTCCTGGAACTGGAAAGACAACATGTGCTAAAATCATCTGTGAAGAGATTGGAGTTGACTATCATGTCATTGAAGGAAGTGTCAACAATGGAATTGACTTTGTCAGAGGAGCATTGTTTGAACTTGCACAATCATCTTCAAGTAATGGGAAATATTCAGTAATTATCATCGACGAAGCGGATTATTTAACAAAAAACAGCCAGTCAGCTTTAAGAAATATAATTAATTTAACTCAGGGTTATTGTCGTTGGATTCTCACTGCAAATTATCCTCAGAAGATAATTCCTGCAATTAGGTCATCAAGACTTGTTGAAATTCCTTTTGCACCTACAAGAGATGAGATTCTGAAAGAAGTTGCTCCTCACATGTGGAAGAGAATGAATGAGATTTTGAAGTCAGAGAAGATTGGTGTTGAAGATTACAAATCACTTCAGAAATGGATGGTTGCAAATCTTCCAAACATCAGATACATTCTGAAATCAATTCAAATCATGGGTGCTCAGAATAGTAGAGTGATTCCTGCTTCAATTTCACTTGAGAGTCATGACATCACTGTTGAAGGTTTCAAGACTATTGTCAAAGGTAACTATGAGAATCTTGTCAAGTTTGTTTATGCAACTCCACAGGAAGTCATAATGGAGTTCTTTCAGGAACATTTGACGGAGATAGTTCTCAACCCAGAGAACTACACAAAAGCATTGACATTGACATCACAGTTTCAGTCAATGCAGAAAGGTGTTGAAGAGATTTATACAATCTCATGGCTGTTGAACTTAAAAACATTGATTTGAGGGTGAAAATGAGTTTACCTTATAACTTATATTCATTTTCAAAGTTTTTCACTTTTAGACGGGTTTTAGCAACTCAGAGAGGTCATTTATGAAGGAAAAGAAGATTGAAGTTGAGAAAGGGAAGTTTTTTCAGTTGACACTGAGAAAAGACGATTCTTGGTTTGGTGATGAAGTTGTTCTGAAGACAGCAATCCTCAAACCTCCATTTTTGATAGAAGCAAAGGACAAATTTGCAATTCAGATAAGAGAGTTACAGATTGAAATGTTTCCAATCATTTTCACATTTGAAACGGAAGAGGCAAGAGACAGAGATTTGAACTACATCACTGGTGTCATTTCAAATCCTGATTGTTGGACTTTTTCATCAGAAGTCTTTTCACTTGACATGTCGTGGGATGATGATGAGAAAAGAAGTGAAAGAGAAGCACTCATGAAAGAGAGAAAAGAACTTTGGGAAAATTGTGATTGTGAGGGTGATGAAGGTTGTGAGAAATGCACCAAGCAAAAGAAGTTTGAGGGACTGAGATGAAGATATATGCTTTTGAATATTGTTCATGCATATATGAGTCAACATTTGGAATACAATCTCTTCATATGACTAAAAGAGGTGCATACAAAGCAATGAGAACATTTATACTTAAAAAGTGGAAAGTTGATTTTGATACATTTGAAGTTTATGGCAAACAACAAAGAAGAGATTGGATTAATAGAGGAATCATGAATAATCATCAGTGGGATGGAAAATATGAATTTATGAAATATGAAAGAACAAGAATAAAAGAATATGAGGTAGAGGATTGAGATGATAACAAGAGAGATGTATGACAACAGACAACTTCCAGAGTTGTATTTCAAAGAATCATTTGTGATTTATGGTCTTCACCTTTTCAACAAATATGAAAAGTATGAACCATATCATTTTGCATTTGAGACAATGATGAAATTGATTCATGAGAGAGTCATAACTGAAGTAGCACTCTGTCATGATGATTTGATTTGTGAAGATGGTCTTGACAAAGAAGGAAATCCTCAGGGTGAAAAATGTCAAAGATTCAAACATTGCACAGGATGCAGAAAGTGCTTCTTTCTGTTCTATCAGAATAATGAAAAATATTCAGAAAGAGTTTGTATGAAATATCATTCATTTATTGACAGAGAGTGTCAGGAGAATCATTATGAATAGAAAAGAATTCAATGAGCAGACAAGTGGAAAGAAATTTGTTGCAGTCTTCACCAAGAAGGATGGAAGTGAGAGAAAGATGTTAGCAACAACATCATTTGACTTCATTCCAGAAGAGTTTCGACCAAAAGAAAAAGAAATGACAGAAGATGAAATCAAAATCAGAAAGGAATTACAAGAGACATCACCATATGTCAATGTCTTTGACCTTGAGGCAAATGGTTGGAGAAAACTCAATCTTGAGGCACTCAAAACACTTGACTTGGTAAAAACTTGATTTTTTTGAAAAAATAAGTATTATAGATTTGTGAATTTGTTTATTTTATGGAGTTTACATGCAAATCAATCAAAAAGAGTTCATACAAAATGAACTAACTCAATTACAAAGAACCAAGAAGTTATTTCTTGAAATGATGGATGAAGAAGGTGTTGTTGTTTTCTTTGGTGATAACACTTATCTTGGACTTAGTGGAATGGTGAAAAGACAGACCCTTGCTTTTGTTCCTCAAATCTTCAAAGAGATTCCAGAAATCAAATTCAATGCATTCTGTAGAGACCCATTCACAGGTGGCATTGCAATTGCTTCACCATCGTTCATTCCTGTCAGAATTTGGGCTGAATATGAAGTTTCAGTTGTTGATGGAAAGATTGAGTACATGAATGAGATTTTGAAGATGATGAAAGAAGTTAATAATCAAGAAACAATTTGATATAATGAAGGAGGATTGAATGGACTGTAAAAAATGTGTGGTATGTTTGGGTATTGGTTGCGAGGAAAAAAGCAGTAGAGATACAACCAACGGAGCATCAGGATACAAAAAGGAGGATTGAGATCATGAGTGAAAAGTATTATCTTACCAGAAGGAATATTGATAAGCAGGAAAACATTATATGGAAGGCGTATGATGATGACTGGGGGGATTATATTTATAAATGCAACATAGATGGTGCGGATGAGTTCTCCCTTGAGCAGATCGAAGAAATGCAACGCGAAAATATTGATGATTTTGTTTGTGATTATGCATACAGAAAAGAAGATATATTGAAACTGGGGAAAAAATTTATTAACACGAAGGACATTATAAACTTAGAAAATTTTAGGATTGTCAAGCCAAACAAACCCAAACGCAAACCCCTGAGTGATGGGACTTTGCCGTTGACGAATGGAGAGATGTCGGAGTTATGTGAAATAATGGGTTATCAGAATATTTGCAAAATATTTTATGATAACAAATTGCATTTTAAATGTTTTGATAAGGGGTGGGGAATAATTACAGACATCAAAGCCATTCTATGGCTTGCAGAACGGTTTGATTTAAATGAGGTGAAACTATGATTCCAAATTGGACACTTGATGCATGGGTTGATTATCATTGTTGGAACACTGGAACTCCAAGAAAATACATAATCAAAGCTCTGCAATCATCTGACTATCATGTCAGAAACACAAGAAAAAAAGAAAATGACATCCTGACAGAGAAGGCAATGAAGAGATTTTGTGACATTGTTCCAGAACCAGAAAATGTCATTGAGAAACTTGCATGGTGGATTTATGCTAATGACCTTGATTGGAAATCATTTGCAAGAAAACATATCAAGTCTGTGACAATTGATAGATGGATGTATATGCGACAGAGAAACTTTGATTTGATTAATGATGAGATGAAGAAAGAAATAGAAACTATCACTGAGGGATATGTTGCAGTATCTGATTGGTGGCCAACAAGAGAACCACAGACATGGAATAATTTATCAAGAGAGAGGAAGGGAAGATGAGAGCATTAATTCTAACAGACCTTCATCATGGTCATTCAATTTCTGAATATTTCCTCAGCTATGAACTCAAACTGTTTGACTGGTTTGAATCAGTCAAGAAGGAATACAGAATTGACACAATAATCAATCTTGGCGACACACATGACAAGCAGATGTCAGTGAATCCAAAGGTTGCAAATCTCTTCAGAGACAAACATAAACAACTTTCCATTGGAATTGATAATTATTATGTCTTGGCTGGAAATCATGATTGTTACTATAAGACAAGCAACACTATCACAACTCTTCCTCTATTCTTCAAAGAAGCAAATCAAATCTTGATAGAGACAAAACCACTGAAGGTTGGAACAATGTGTTTCATTCCTTGGATTTCTCCTGACAACATTGAAGAAATCAAAAAGTTTGTCAATGAAAACAACAGACCAGAAAACACTTTGTTCTGTCACATTGAAGCATCAGGATTCAGAAATGGAGCAATCACAACAAAACACGACCAACTCTACATCTCTGAGATGGACAAATACAAGGCAGTCTATTCTGGACATTATCATGCAAAGCAGAAGAAAGGAAACTTGACATTCCTTGGCAATTGTTTTCAGAAAACATTTGGGGAACTTGAGCACAAGTTTCTTCATGTTCTGATAGAGGATGAGTTGATTCCTATTATCAATCAGAATGAGATCTTTATCAGAAGAAACATTCCTGAGGGATTGACAACTGAAGAGATTGAAAACAATGTCAAAGATTTCAAAGACAAAATTGTTCAACTCTACATTCCTTCATCTGATTTTGACTACATCTCAAAAGTTGAGATGATGATTGAAAAATATAGACCATATGAAATGACATTGAAAACAAAGAACATCATTGAGGACACAGCAGATGTTGAGATAGACAATTCAACTGAAGATGAACTCAATGAAATGTTTCTCAATCAAATGACATATCCAAATGAAAAGACAAAGAATGATTTTCAAGAGAAGTTTGAGTTTTATTGGAAGAAGGCTGAAAAATAAATAATTTTGTTATTTTTTAAAAAGAAATTGGAGTAGAAAATGAAACTGGCAATCAAAGAAACAGACCTTCTCAATCTTGTCAAAGTTGATTTAATTGAGAAACCAAGAGTTATTAAAGAAACTCTTTCACGAATGGGAACAGGAAATTCAAAGACAAAGACAGTCTTTCAGATTTGTCACTTAGTTCAAATCAAAGGACAGTGGTATTTGATTCACTACAAAGAAACATATCTTCTTCAGGGGAGAGAAGTTTTCTGGAGAGAAGAGGATATCATAAGAAGAAATGAAACAGCAAAATTCCTCGAGAAGTGGAATCTCTTGACAGTGATGAACAAAGATGACATCAACTTCTCACATGGATTTGATGTTTCTGATTTTCAGGACACAGAAGACAAAATGGTTTTCAGAATCAGACACTCAGCGAGAAATGACTATGAACTCAAGACAAGAGTCAACATTCTTGCTTTCTCAGATGCTCTCACAGACTGGAACGAAGAACAGGAATAAAATCTTTCCAATTCTCCTGATAAAATAAATAATATTGAAATTTATCAGGAGAACCTTTTATGTCAGTCAATGAACAAAATCAAAAAATTAAAGAGCTGAACATCACAGAAAAGACATTGTGTTATCCTTTTGCATTGAAAGATGCAATCAATAATGCAAAGTCTGGAAATGAACCAGTTGCATTTGTGAAATTCACTCCATCATCTCCTAAAGTTATAATGCCATCAGTGAGAAAAGAACTTCAGAAGAAAGAATTGAAACAAGGTGAAGAAGATAAATTGAAATATGTTCAACAACAGCTTTTTGTTGATGCAATATTTCTTCCAATCAGACCTGTATCAGATGAACTGAGTGCTGAGTGGTCAAAAATAGAAGGTATGGGATTGGGAAACAAATGGGCATATGCAAAATGGAAACTCTACAAATCACTCTCGGGAGTTGCCAATGCAGTTCTTCCATCTGAAGTTGTCTATGCAATGAAGACTGGAGCATTTGGTGGTGGAATTGATAATCCACATGACAGACTTGCATTTGGTGGTCATCAGAGAAGAAACTTCACAATTGCATGGGAATTCATGAAACCGGAAAGTAGAGAAGAGGAAGAAGTTTTGACAAAGATTGTTTCTATGTTCAGAATGTCAGCACTTGGTGGTTATGGTGCTATGGTCATCACTCCTCCAATTTCATGGGAAGTTTCTTTCAACTCATTTCCTGATTATAAAAATTTTGTCAAATATAAGAGAGTTGGATTCACAACTGTCAATTCAACATTTGGTGGTGAAGGTGATTTTCATGCTATGCAATCAGGTATGCCTTTTGTCTCATTGAGTCTCACTTGTTCAGAACTTGATTATCCAACACAGAAGGATGTCTGGATGAGACCTTCAGGACAGACTTTAATAGACACAGATTTTGAAAGTGACACAGCTGATGATTTATCAACTGCATATGACACGGATGACAGCAAAAAATGAGCACAATAATCAATCAGGAAGGAACACTTCAGATTCATAGGATTCTCATCATTGATTCTGATGGAAAAGGTGTTGATGTCAAAAACCTCATCAGAGAAGTTCAGATGACAGATGACATTGTCACTCACTTCATGCAGGGAAGAATTGTTCTTGAAGACCAGAACAATCTCAAAGAAGCACTTGAGATGGATGGAACAGAACATGTTCTAATCTCATGGAAAACTGATGACAATGCAAAGATGAGAGAGCAGGAGTTCTTCATTAGAAATTTGAAATCAATCTCAAGAAAGAAAGAGAATGAGATTGAAGAGTTTGCATTTGAAATCACAGATGTTCTCTTTGAACCAATGATGAAAAAATATGCAATTCAAAAACATTGGCATCAAAAGACAAAGACAGAAATATTCCAAGACATCGCATCATACTATGGAATCAATTTTGAATCAAAATCAACTGACACAGAAAAAATAGATTATCTGACAACATCAGATGACATCATCAAAATCATAGAAGAAGTTCTGATGAAAGGAAAAACACCTCATCATTTCTATTCACAGGATGGAAAGATGTTTCTTGATACCTATGACAGAATGTTTCTTGAACCACTTGTCAAGAACCTCAACACAAACTCACTTGAGGCAAAAGACAGAAGTGCTGTGAGAGACATCACAAAGATGGATGTCTATGACAGAAAGGAAATGTTTGATGATGGAATGAATGGTCACACATTGTTTGACTTTGATGCTTTTGAAGAAGATTTTGAGAAAGAAGATGTTTCACTGAACAAAACAAAGAAGTTCAAAGTTGAAAGTGGAAAACAATCAATTCTTCTCAATCCATCTTGTTCATACATTGATGATTATTATCTTCTTGACTTTCTTGTTCTTGAGATGGTTTATCCTGATTCTGGATTTGAACTTGCTGAGAAAATCAACATGCAGGTGAAGACTGCTGACAATCAGGAAACAACATTCTCAGATTATTCTGGAGTCTATGTTATTTTTTCAATCAAACATATCTTTGACAGGAATTTGAAATATACACAGATTTTAAGCGTGATAAAAGAGTGACCCTTGTATTGATATTAGTTTTCTGAGTTTCTTTGTTTTAGACGGGTTTCTGTAAGTCATTTGATTGCTTTTGATGATAATAAATAATAGTAGAATTGTGATGGAGACTATATGATAAATTTAGATGAAGGAAAAATCAGACAGGGACTTTCTTGGTTTCTTTCAAAAATCAAAGGCAGTGCAGACCCAAGAGATGTTCAAAAGGGTGACATTGCAAAGAAAGATGATTTGAAGAAGATAAGAATGTTTCATCTCTACAACACAATCTACAAAGACCCAAAGACAAAAGATGACCTTCCATACACTTCAATTCACAAAGGGTTCAGAAGGTACATTACTGCATGGCATCAATATCCATTACATCCCTCCTGCAATGAGAGTCAAGTTTCTCAAGGAGTTAGAGACACTCATCAGAAGAGTTGCCGAACAACAGAAATTTGATGTCAATAATCTTGAAGACTATCCTCATCAGAACATCACAAAGGTTGTTGGAAGATATATGAACAAGGTGTATCAGTCAGGTGGTGGAAGTGCTGGAAAACTCATGAGGTCAGCATACAGGTCATATTTTCTTCATAGGATGACTGGCAAGATGAAAAAGATTCCATTGGATGAGTGGACAAAAGCTGGCGAACTTTATCTTCCTATTTTCAGAAAGAAGAGTGCATCATACATCTATCAGGATGTTAAAGAACAATATGACAGATATAAGAATAATAGCAGAAGTGATATTTACTAAGGAGAATAAAAATGAACACGACAGGAAATGTAGATGTGCTTCCTCATCAATTAGAGAAGCCAGATGGAAAGTATCGTGAGAAATCTTGTTTCACAATCTCAAAGAAAGAGTTGAGAGAGTTCACAAGAAAAGGATGTGTTCCAGAAAGAATTTCAAACTACAAAAAGGAAACAAAGGAAGACCCAATCTATATGAAGCATGGAACACACTTGGTCTTCAGAGTTCCAGGAGAGTGATATGACAAAGTTCATAGATTGTGGTCAATTATGTCACACTGATGGAAGAGGACTTGAAGTTCCTTTGATTCTTAAAATAAAAAACGGTGTAGCTGTAAACGACTATAAAATAGACAAAGAACTAACTAAAGATGGTAAATTTAATTTTCCAGTTGAAATAAAAGAAGTGAAAGGATATTTTGATTGCAGGTCAATACAGTTGACATCACTTGAGGGTTGCCCACAGAAAGTTGTAGGTGATTTTTCTTGCTCATATAATAGATTGACATCACTTGAGGGTTGTCCGCAGAAAGTTTTTGGTGATTTCAATTGTCAGTGGAATAAAATCACAACACTCAAAGGAACACCAAAAGATTTAGGTGGTGGAAATTTTGATTGTTCTGGAAATGATTTATCTTCACTTGAAGGTTGCCCTAAATATGTTGGTGGTCATTTTGACATAAGAGATAATGCAAGAAAATTCACTGAAGAAGAAGTGAGAGCTGTTTGTAAAGTTGATGGGAGAGTGTTTGTATAATGGCACAAAAATTCTATGTCAAACTTCTCAATGAGAATCACAAGAAGAAATATGTTGGAGATTTGAACAACATTGTTCTTCGTTCATCATGGGAGAGAGACTTCTTTGAGATTCTAATCAGAAATCCAAATGTTCTGAAAGTTTCATCAGAGGAAGTCATCATTCCATATTATTTCTCAGTTGACAAGAAGATGCATAGATATTATCCAGATTTTTGGTTTGAGCTGAAAAAAGAAAGTGGCGAGATAAAGAAGTATCTTGTTGAAGTCAAACCATATGCTCAGACACAGAAGCCAGTCAGAAAATCAACAAGAAGACAGTCAGAAATGAAATATAGAAGAGAATTATTCACATACATGAAGAATCTTTCAAAGTGGCAGTCAGCAATCAACTTCTGTATAAATAAAGATTGGAAGTTTATATTTTTGACAGAAAGAAATGGTGAGAAAGGCAAGTGGAAACTTTGGGACTGGGAAGACATTGGACTTCCTATTGAGGTGAGATAGATGGCGGAAAATTTCAACAACTTTGGTGACACAAGACCGACAGATTTGACATCATTCATGATAGATGAAATTGTTCAACTGTATGGTGTTCCAACATATTATCTCAAAAAATCACTTGTCAATCTTGACAGAATATTTGGTGAAGACTCATTGAACAAATTTGAACATGCTGTTGAATTATATCTTCTTCCAGAGAATCCAGAACAATATGGTGGAAGTGGTGACAATCTTGGAAACTTTGGATTTGAAATCAATGACACAGTTCAGATGATTGTTGAGATGGAAAGATTCAAAACAACAGTTGGTGAAAATCAACCATCAGAAGATGACTTGGTTTACATTCCAACATTTCAGAGATGGTTTCAAGTTTCTTTCACAGCTGATGACAGAGGAAACAACACAGTTCCTTTCTTCTGGAATGGTAAGAATGGAGCATTCCAAATTGACTTACTGACATTCCAGTATTCACATGAAAGAATTACAACTGGTGTTGAAGTAGTTGATGACAATCTTCCAATCACATCAAATCAAATCATCAAAGACAATGACAACATTGACACTGAAGAACTCAACAAGAATCTCCTTGATGAGTTTGATGAATTAATAAAGAAATAAATAATTATGAAATTTATGAGGAAATGAAAATGCTGTTACATGAATCATCAAAGATACTTCAAATTCTTGATAGAGACAATCCTGAAAATATCTCCATAGATCGTTCTGGTGGTGCTGGTGGATTTGGATTCAATGCTTCCACTTTCATGAAGGGAAGTGATGAGGAGAAATTGCATGAGGAAAAGAAACTCATTGCAACATGGAGAGATTTAGCTCAGACACCAAAAGTTGAAAATGCATTGATGGACATTTGGAATGAAGCTGTTGTTGCTGATTCAAATGACCCAGTGTCAATAGACCTCTCAGAGATTGCAACAGATTCTGAGAAGAAAGACAACCTCTACAAAGAGCACCTTGAGAAGTCTTTCTCAAGAGTCATCAGAAAAATGAACTTCAGAGCAAATGGTTCAAAGATTTTCAAAGACTGGTATGTGGATGGAAGACTTTATCTTTATTATGAAACAAATGCAAGCGGTGTCACAGCAGTCAGATTTCTTGACCCAATGAAACTGACATTTGTCAAAAAAAGTGAAAAAGAATATGTTTTTGAATATGAAGAATCAAAGAACATCTATCAGGGTGTCTATGGTGAGAAACTTGAGATTCCTGCAAAGAAAGTTCTTTTCATTCCATCTGGATTGAGAAATTCAAATGGTGTCTGGTTGTCATATCTCAACAAGGCAGTCAGACCAATCAATCTTCTTCAGTTGCTTGAGAACTCATTAGTCATTCACAGATTTGTCCGTTCACCTGAAAGATGGGTGTTCAAAATAGATGTTTCATCAATGAATAGAAAGAGAGCAAAGGCATACATTGAAAAACTCAGAAATCAATATCGTTCAAGATTTTCAATCAATTCAACAACAGGAGAGATTTCTGCTGAGAACACAACACTTGCAATGCAGGAAAACATTTACATTCCAAAGACAGGTTCACAGAATGGTGGTCATGAGATAGACACAATTGGTGGTGGAAGTTCTTTTGGAGACATAGCAGATGTTCTTTATTACAAAGATGAAGTTGCTATGTCATTGAATCTTCCTCAGAGAGAAGGACAAGATTCAACATTCATGTTTGGTGGACAGGCAGATGAGATTTCAAGAGCAGAATACAAGTGGTTCAGATTCATCAAATGGTTGAGAGGATACTTCAATGTTCTGTTTATCAAATTGATGAAAGTTGATTTGATTGGGCAAGGACTCATGACAGAAGCTGAGTTCAATGAAATCAAAGATGACATCATGTTTGTCTATGAGAATGATTCAATCTATGAAGAATCAAAGAGAATGGCAAAGGTGAAAATGAAACTTGAGAATCTCAGAGACTTTGCTGAAATAGCAGAAGAATGGTATGGTGAAGAATGGGTGAGAAAAAACATTCTTGGTGACACCGAAGAGGAAGTCAAGAAATTCACAAAACTCAGAGCAGAATTCAAAAATAAGAATAAGGATAGTGAGGCATACTAATGAATCACATTGTTAAAGTCAATGGCAACTTTGTTGTTCTTGATGAAAAAGAAGTCCAAAGACTTGAAGAAGGGTTGATGGGAATGTTTGGAACAATCATTGCATCAATGGCAGTCAGAGACATGGTGATGAAAGGTGATGACCTCTTTCTTCAGTCAGGATTGAGAAGTGGTGACAAGGTTGTTAGAAGTGTTGTAGATGTTTTCAGAAAGAGATTTGAATATGAAGGTGTCATTTCATTCAAAGGAAAAATTCCTTATGTTATAATCAAGAAAGGAAAGGATTCAGTTGGACAAGGTGTCAAATGGACTCCAGACTGGGTCAAAAAATAAATAATAGAAAAGGAGAAAATAATGACAAAGTACATGATTCAAGAAGGCAAAATGGTGAAGGTCATTGAAGACATTTTTAATAATTTTTCCATTGCTGTAGATTTGTATCAAATGAGAACAAAAGTTTCAGGAAATATTAAAAGTGAAAAATTAAAACTCTATGACACATTATATAAAAAATTAAAAGAATCAATTCCAGAATTTGTTGGTATGGAATTTTATAAAGGTGAAAATACAGAATCTTCAATGGCTGAATTTAGTGTCTCAATTTCAAAAGAAGGTTCTATAAAAAGTGAAAAGGATGCAATTAAAGAAGTTGAAAAAGTTGTCAATTCCTACTATAGAGGATTTAAATTTTTTGTGTATGCTGAATAACTAAAAGGAGAAAAAATGAGATGAAGACAGTCCAAATAGTTTTAGCAGAAACATTGAGAGATGTTTTTCACTTTTCAATCAGGGAATCAATTTCTTCATCAATGGAAATCCTTGACATCTTGAAGTCAGAAAAAATCAAGATTCCAAAAGATGCTCCATTTCAGGACATCAAACCTCATGAGAAGATGCCAGACAAATTGGTTTACTACACTGATTCAAAAACCAAGAAAGTTGGTGAGATGTCATTCTCAAAACTCATGACAAAGATTGTTTCACTTGACCCAGATGTCAAACCAAATGATGTCAACAAAATTGTCATTAGAATCACAGACAAATTCAAAAACAAATTCAGACCAGAGAATCTTTTCAAGTTTGAAGAGTGGAAAAGAGTGAGTAATGCCTACAAATCATCAAATCACATTTCATCAGGCACACTGAAAGAATCATGCATGAATGACAAACCTTATTTGAAGATGTATGATGACCATAAAAATATATCAGTTGTTGTCATGTTGAATGAAGATGGAAAAATTGTTGGAAGAGCACTTCTTTGGAAAGATATTTTGCTTGGTGGTTCAAAGGTAACATTCATGGACAGAATTTATACATCAAAGAATGAATATGAAGTTCCAATGAAAGAATATGCAGGAAAGAATGGATGGTTCAATAGAAAGGTTCAGAGTTACACAGAAAAAGAACAACTTGAGAAAAATGGTTCTGGTAAGAGTGGGCAGTTGTTATTTTATATTCCACTTGATGAATATAGCAAACATCCTTACATGGACACCATGTCATATGCGTGTTATGACACAGACAAAAAGGAATTCTGTCTGTCAAATGTTTCAGTGGAGAAACTGAATGATTAATGAATCAAAGAAATTACATTATGTATATCAGATAAAAAATGAAATTAATGGAAAAATTTATATAGGAAAACATTCAACTAATAATTTTGATGATAATTATATGGGTTCAGGAACGAGAATTACAAGAGCAATCAAAAAATACGGAATAGAAAATTTCACAAAAAGAATCATTGATGTTTGTTTGACAGAAGAACAGGCATTTGAACTTGAGTCATTCATAGTTGATAAAGAATTTATTGAAAGAAGTGATACTTATAATATTTTGATTGGTGGTGCTGGTGGTATTGTATGGTCGTCTAAGGCGAGAAAAAATTTGAAAGAAGTGAATAAAGATAGAGTTTATTTGAATGATGGTTGGATTGTTGGTAGATGCAAAAAGAAAAATAAAAATTATTTTGGCAGTGTTCGCATAAATAATGGTACCAAAGAAAAATCAATTAAAAGAGATGTTTTAAATAACTATTTAGATTCTGGGTGGAAACTGGGAAGATTGCCTTTTAGTGATGAATACAAAATAAATATGAGTAAGACAATTTCAAATAGAAAGAGAATGACAAAAGGTGATAAAGAAATTTCAATAAAAGTTGATGAAGTTGATAAGTATCTCAATGATGGTTGGAAATTAGGAAGAAGGAGAAAAATATGAACATACCTTTAATTGAAACTGTCTCTGATTATAGGGATAGATTTGAGGTCATTGTTGAGGACTACAATGGAAAACCAAGAAAGTATCTTGAAGGAATATATGCCCAGTCAGAGAGATGGAACGCAAATGACAGATGGTATCAGAAGTCTGAGTTTCTGAAGGAAATGGAAAGATTCAACAAAGACATCATTCCAAACAGAAAAGCACTTGGTGAACTCGACCACTCAGTTGAGACTCAAGTTCTTCTTCACAGAGCATCACACATTTTTGAAGATGCTTTGAGAATGGAAGGAAATGATTTAGTTGGAAGAGCAAGAGTCATGGACACAGGTTATGGTCAAACACTTGCTGTTCTCATAGATGAAAAGATTCCTTTTGGAGTTTCATCAAAGGGAATGGGAAGTCTTTCAAAATACAAAAAAGATGGAAAGCAGGGAAATCTTGTTTCTGGATTTCAGATGAGGTCTCCTGGAGATGTTGTTTACAATCAGAGTGCACCTGATGCAGTTCCAAAAGCAATCATTGAGATGATAATGGAATATGACCAGAGAATGGATGCAATCTGGGGAACAGAAGTTCTTGATGAGTCAAGAAAAAGAATCAGAAGCATAAATGAATATGAACTCAAGACTAAGATTTCAGATGAGTTCAAAAGATTAATAAATAAATAATGTAAGAGAAAGGAGAAAATTCATGACAATCAAAGAATTGATGGAACAATTTGAACCAGAAGTTCAACAAGACTTTTATTCTGCATTCATAAATGCACAGGATACAGGCAACAAAACTTCACTCATTGAGTTCATTGACAACCACTTTGCAAATCTTCCAGAGTATCTTGACCTCAAAGAAGAGCTTCTTGAGAAGTGTGGCAAGAAAGAAAGTGAAGAAGAGCCAGATGACAAGGACAAGGAAATTGAGAAGCTGAAGAAAGAAAATGATAAATTAAAAAAAGATATGGAGGAAAAGATGGCAAACGAAAGTAAATTATTTGAGAAGGGTTTTGAAGATTTCAAATCAGATAAAGTAAATCTTGATGAGATGATTTCTTCTGATGATTACAGAAAAGGTGTTGAGAAGGCAAAGAAAGAATGTTCAGCTCCTGATGTTGTGATTGAAAAGAAACTTGAATCATTCAAAAAAGAACTCCTGTCAGAACTCTCAAGTCTGATTGGAAAGAAAGAAACCAAGAAAGTCTCTGTTGCTGATGCATACAAGACTGGTCTTTATGAAGGAAGAAAAGGAAATTCTTCAGTAGAATTTGAGAGTGACAATGTTGCTCTTGCTGAAGCATTCAAAGAAGGACTTGCAGAAGGTCTCACAGAGAATGAAAAGAAAATCAAACCTCTCAAGAAACTTGCTGAAAAATGTGATGTTGAACTTGATGACTTTGTTGACCTTGTTCTTGAAGG